GCCTACAATCTTCACTCCACAACCGCCACCTCCACCGCCACCGCAAGAGGGTATGCCACCAGGTGAGTTAGGTATGATGCCTGAGATGGCACCGCCTCCACCGCCAGACCCAATGCAACAAATTGATGACGTCAAGCGTCAAATTATTGACATCTTCCGTGATAATAAGAAGCGTTGCTACCGCATCCAAATCGCTACAGACTCAATGATAGCGCTCGACCAGCAGCAGCAAGCACAAGAGGCAAGTCAGCTTATACAAACCGCTGGTAGCTTCTTTGACCAAATGCGAGGCTTAATAGACCAGTACCCGCCTCTTATCGGATTTAGCATATCGCTATTCCAGAACATGATTAAGCGCTATAAGGGAGGCAAAGAACTAGATGGCATATTTACCAAAGCCCTTCAACAAATTGGTGAAATTGCTCAAGCGAAAGAAGAAGCAGCTAAACAGCCGCCTCCACCGGATCCTAAAATGCTTGAAATGCAGGGCAGGTTGCAAATAGCGCAAATTGAGTCGCAAGCTCGTGTTCAAGCTGTGCAAATGGATATGCAGGATAAGTCAGTTAAAAACCAACTGGCTTACCAAGACCAACAGCTTAAAATGCAGCGCGACCAACTTGAGGCCCAGCTTCGCGTTCAAGAGCAGCAATTCAAAGAGTATATGGAGCAGCAACGCCTTGCTATTAACCAACAGGAAGTGCAGGTTAAAGCACAGGCAGTTCAGGTTGATATGCTCAAAGTCCAGTCAATGGCTCAGACTGAGGCAGATAAGACGCTTATTAAGCAAGAAACTAGCCAAATGGCACATATTCTTGAGATTCAAAAGCTTGAGCTTGAGAACATGCGGATTAAGCTATCTGAGTCAGAAAAGCTTATGGAAGAGCGCCGTCTTGCTTCGGATAATGCTTTAGAGCGAGTTCGTTTAAGCATGGAGCAAATTACAACAAGCAAACAAGAACAACCTCAAGCACAACAACAGCCGATTGTGATTAACAACGTAATTCCTAAACGTGGAAAACGTGTTGCTAATATGATAAATGACGAATTAGGAAATCTTTCTGGGATAGAAGTCGAGGACATAGAGGATTAAATAAATGCCAGGTTCTGAGATATACGACATATATCCCGCACCGTCCGGCTCTATTGGTACCGACTCGTCATACCCCATACCTAGCAATCTTTTGGACTACCTTTCAGATTCAGGAAAAAGCTCGCTTTTATCAGTGTCAAATATTGGAGCGTCTACCCTTGCTAAGGTGCAAACCTCTCTTGAGGTAATCGACAACCTAACAGACTTTGAAACCTACCTCCTCGACGGAACGGCTCTTGATAGTCTGGCTAATGGCGCTACCTCCGCAACTTTTGCCTATCCCAACGTCGGCACATCTCGCTTTGTTCGTGTCGTAGTCATCCTTGGTGAGATTACACCAACAGGCACTCCTAGTGTAGAAATAGTAAGTGGGCTAACTGCGTATACTCTTAGTGTCTCAACAACGACTAGCGAGAAGAGATTAGAGTTTAATGATATCCCAGAGAGCTTTGTGAATAGCTTTTCAGTAGTCAATAAAACTGGCGCTCCCTTCGCATCATCGGGCAATAGCGTAGTGGTGGTGGCTTTATAAGATGGCAAACATTACCGTCACAACTAGCAGCAACTTTGATGATTCGGCGAATCTTGCGCTGCTAAATGGCGACAATATAACCATCAACAGTGGTGCAGTTCTTACAATTAACTCTGATGTTCGTTGGGGACAAAATGCTGCCGTTGTTGGAGAAGTGGATGTAAATGACGGTGAATTTAAAATCGATGGCACTGAAGTCTGGTGGGTTCCGTTCTCCGCATCTTCAGGAAATGTTCCAAGTTTAGGAACGCAAGGGACTCCAGATATTACAAGAGGTGGAAGCAGCGTCGGAGAGTTTCTAGGGATATTTACCGCACTTGGTGTCGCCCCTTCGACTGCTGGAACTGCTATGCCAGCAAGCGGCTTTATTAAACTCAGAAGAAGAAGTGCGACTCTTGCAAATGCTGATGTTCTTACTTTCACAGGAGGAGCAACAGCCACGCTTTCTGGTGCAGGTCAAAGAGGCTGGCTACATTTTGTTGGTCGAGAAGCAACTAATAGTGCAATCGGAAGAACTCAAGCGGCGGGGCTTGGTCGCATTGTAGTTAATGGTGATTGGTTTGAGCTTGGTACGTCAAACGGAACGGCTTCTCAAACTTTTCAGTATTATGTTTCTGATTATTGCCCTGGAGTACAAGTTGAAACGGCATCGGGGTCTGGTGTTTATCAATGGTGGGGAGCTTGTTCCGTTCAGGACTTTAGCCCCACAAATATCGCAACCGATGGTCGCGCTAGATTTATTTCATCAAGTCCGACAGGATTAATTAGATTTGGTGGTGGTACTAGCACAAGCACAATAACTGGCTCAATTTCTGGTACTGTTCTTACTGTTACAGCAGTCGCCGCTGGCTATCTAACTGTGGGTAGTGTGCTATCGGGAACAAATGTCACAGCGGGTACAACAATTACAAGTTTTGGAACTGGTACGGGTGGTACTGGTACTTACAACCTATCAGCTACCTCTTCAGCGTCATCCACTACAATATATGCTGTAGGAGCTTTTGGTCGTATTCCACCTAACGGCGCAAAGATTAGGGTTCCAAACATTCATCAATCATCAGCTAGTTCAAACGGGTTAGCTACTGGCTCGATTTCTGGAACAGTGATGAATATCACTGCTTTAACAACTGGCACGATTGTGCCAGGGGTTCTAGTTACTGGAACTGGAGTTACGGCAGGAACGACAGTTTCTTCATTGGTACCAAGTGGCACTTTCGTTGGAACAATTTCTGGAACAACACTAACCGTAACTGCAACCATCGCTGGCCCTGTTGCTATTGGGCAAGTATTGTCTGGTACTGGCGTAACGTCTGGAACGACGATTACATCCTTTGGAACTGGTACTGGAGGTACTGGAACCTATAATCTTTCAGCATCATCGACGGTTAGCACACCAACACAGGTTACTGCAACTGGAGGCGTTGGAGGAACTGGTACTTATATCGTTTCAACTTCTCAGACTGTAGGCGCTGGCACTAGCTTTACTTTCTCTGGGCCGACTACAGCGGTAGTAATTGGTTCGGTATCTGGGAACACTCTAACCGTTACAGCAGTAACATCGGGTGTACTTACTATTGGAACAGTAATAACTGGAACTAGCATTAGCAACAATACAGTTATAACAGCTTTCGGAACGGGAACTGGCGGTACAGGCACATATACTCTTTCGGCGTCAATGACGGCTGCATCTACTACAATTACTGGCTCTAACGGCTATTCGCTTAATGCAGTCAATGTTACACAGCCAATTTATCGCTATAGATTTTTTGGAAATCCTGGTTCGCTTGACATTAATTATTTATCAAGCACCGCAAATATAACAGGGCAATCGACCACATTATTTAGAGTCCGAAATAGTGCAGGAATGGACGGGTGTTGGTACGGCTCATCTCAAAGTCCAACGACTTATCATACAAACATACTGTTTGAAAACGTATGTTCAGCAAGCATTTTTCAGCCAACTCGTCATAATTTTGGATTCCAGTTTAGTGAAAACGTGACGTTTACCGATTGTTCTGCTTTTAGAATTATTGGATACGATTCCGCTACATTTCCAGTAAACTTTTCGACTCTTAATAATGCTACTTTTACACGCTTCGAGTTATTTAATCGCACATCAGGCTCCAGCGGTTTTGATGTTACCAGCTCATCTAATGTATTGATTGATAACTGCGTTGTTGTAGGCCCGCATCTGTTCGCACTAACCGTTACTGGCGGATTAAATGTTACAGTACGAAACTGTAGATTTGCTTCAAACCTAGTTGGCTCAGCAGGCGGTTCAACCATTCAGTTTATTCGTGCAAATAACATGAACGGATTTCTTGTTGATGGGCTTTCAATGTTTGATGGGCTTAGCCTTCCTCCTTCCAATCAGTTTGTTACTTGTGATGTGTCTCGTAATGTCCGCATACGAAACGTAGCTACTCGTAGTGCTCCTTTAAATGCAGGAGGTCGTGAATTTTTAAGTCTTAGTGGCTCTCGCAATATTCGTGCATCTCGTGTGTTTTTCCGTGGCGGTGGCGGTTACGATTATAGCGTTATCGCACAAGGCGCTTCTAATGAAGATGTAGCTATTGCAGATTCGGGTTGGAGCTACTCACAAGGCGTTTACGCAAGTGTAATCACTGATAATGGAAGAGCAAGACGCACTATCGGTGGTGGGCAAAAAACATATTCCGCCTCTTTTGCTAACGGTCGCACACAAAGTGTTTTTGTTGCTCGTGGTGTGCATTTTGTAGAGCAAGAAGTTTCTGCCACTGAAATAATGCTTACGGTGATGACTGGCTCGCTTAAAACAACCAGCGATTTTTCAGTTAATGCTTACACCGAAGACGCTGGTACAATTATCAGAGATGCAAACAATGGGCTTGCCCTGCGTAACGTAGGCGACCAAGTAACATGGACTTGGGGCTGGTATATTCTTGGCGTTAATACTTTACAAAACACAGCACCAGTGCTGGACGGAACCAACACTGGAAACTTTACACTGACTTATGACCTTGATAAGGGCTCTGGATTCAGCGGTACATTTAAAGCTCTAACAGCAGCAAACCTTTCGGCTGAAACTGGAATTTCTCCAAGCATTGGGCTCAGATGGCGATTGCGAGCTGTATGCGGGACAGCTAATGCCAGCAACTTGTTAAGAGCGGTTAGTATTTTTGGTAACACCACTCAACAAACAATTATTGACAACCCGTATCCGTACAACGACCCGCAAGTATCGTTGAGCAACATTCAGTCGGGCTCAATGGCCGCTATTTTTAGAAACAGCGATGGTCGCTTACTTGATATTGAACCAGCTACCCTCCCCAGACTTTATCCTGCGTGGTATGCCGATACTACAGTTACACTAAGAGTTCGCAAACCTGGCTGGGACCAAGTTGAAACGCCATTTACGCTTACCGAAAGCGGTGGAAGCTTTCCTCTTAATCAAGTTGACAACGCTATTGCAGACACGAACCCTGGAGCTTTAGCCATTACAGTTACAAACCATGGCGCTAGTCCGGTCACTTGGAATAGTAAAACTTGGAGTATAACAGTAACCGTTACAGGCTCTATTTCAGCGGCATCTATAGCGCAATTCCTTTCCTGGCAGACCGCCCAAGACTCTTACTCGCTAGGTGGAGGAGTTCACAACATGGCTTGGCCAGCGATGGTAATTGCTGTTGGAACTAACTTTGAAACCGCACGAGGGCAGCTCTTTGGTTCCGCAGGAGCAACTCTCAAGGGAGTTAGAATCGTCGATGGCTCAGGAAATGAGGTTCCAGGCTTTGCTCGTATGCAAGCCGATGATGGAACATACTATAGCCCTGCGGCTTCATACACTCTTACAGTTTCTAACATCGTAACAAACTCTAGGTTGCTACTAAGAAGAACTGATACACAGGCAGTTATTTCTAATGTAGCGGTTACGACAGGAACCTTTACCTACAGCTACACTCATACTTCTGACATCCCTGTAGAAATTGTTGTTAGAAAAGCAACCACAGCTCCTTTCTATCAAGAATGGCGCACGACTACGACTTTGAGTAACTCAAATAACAATCAAACGGCTAATCAAATTTTGGATACATAGAGAGGATTTATGGCAATAGTAGATGATTTTAGTATTAGCGCAACAGGAGACATACGACATGTTTCCGGTACAACTATATACTCAGTTCTCGCCCTGCACTCTTGGTTGCAAGACCTTGCAGACGATGCGGCTGCGAGCGGTAATGACCTACTCGACATCCTTGCGCCCAACCCGTCCAGGCTAGACGGTCCTCGCGATGCGGCGGTAGCTTCTCGTCTTAACCTTCTGACCTCTGGCGCAGTCGCATTTAACATTGACGATGATGCCGCTCAATATATCAACTTCGGTTCAATTAAGCAGGATAGCGCTAACGTTCAATATTCTGGATTAAAAACTATCGGAGGTATCGTCGCAGCATCTCCAGTTTATGTTGTTCAGAATGGCAGCAAGATCACGAAGTTCTGGGCAGATGGTCACGTTCAGATTCTGGTAAAAGTTAAGACTGGCGGTACTTTAATTGCAGCAGGAGACGTAACGGCTTTTTCGCGCAAATGGGCGCAAACCTATTCGCACTTTGATGTAAACTTGGCAGCGGGCGGCGAGACTTCAGCAGCTCTTTCAACTGCCGTTGATTCTGCAATTACCCTGACAGAGGGGCAGGCAGCATTATTGTCAAGTAAAGTAACAGTCACTTTTGGTGATACTACTCAAGACCTTGGAAACGGAAACGGTTCTAAACTTTACAAGGGGACGATAGCTTTATCCAGCGGTTGTACGCTTCAGGAGGCTTATCAGTACCTCCAATATCTGACCAGGGAAACCAGCTCTGCTACTCTTAACAGCATCCCAGGATGGCGGTACAGGGTTCTTAACTCAGCATACACAGAGGTACCATCAGCGCCTTTTGGTACTTTTGCCGGAGGTACTTTCTTCGTAGCGCAAGGCTGGTACTTGTCTGGAGTACTGCCAGCAGAATCGACTCGCTATCAGCTAATTGCTCACGACGGCACAACTCAAGTACCGCCTACATTTGCAACGATTACAGTCGGAAACCTCGTCAGTGGCGACCGTGTTCTTGTTGCTCGTGACAATGGCAGTGGAGACATTCTAAAAGATGAATACACTCCAGTAGCCGCAAGCTCTGGAGCTACGTCACTGACTATCGTAGAGTCGATAAAAGCAGATACGCCAGCCAGTGGAGTTATTCGCATAAAGAACAAGCGCTACACTTACGCTTCTTACACAGCGGGAACAAAGACGTTCAATACTCTTTCTCCAGCTTTAAGTGAGAATATCGTAACGGCCGATGATGTGTTTGTACCGTATATCGACAAAGCGACTACAACGACAAGCGAGAGTTCTTCGTTTACATACGCCAGCAACTTTAACTGTAGAGTAGATGTTCGTAACGGTTCTGGAGCTTCTCCGATCATCCCGTTCACAACTACTATCTCAGTGACTAATGCCGGAGCTTCCGTAAACGCTTCAAGAAACAGTGATGTATAATGAGTTATTACGTTGCACCGTTCACCTTCAACTTCCAAACCAATCTTATTGAGGTTGATTCTGGAATCGTAGATGTCGACTGCAACGTACTTTATGATGCCATTAAGCTGGCCCAGTGGTCAGAGGAAGGAATTATTTATGCCAGAATCGGAAAAGGAGCAGGGCTCGACCAGCTTGGTCCAGGTGTACAAGTCGGTATCACCGTCGAACTATTGGGGTCGTGGCAACTTAAATTTCCAGCAGGGAACTACGTCGCCCGCATCGCAGGAGGAAACCTCATCGGTGGCCCAGGAGGAGACCCCATCGCTTACTCAGCCGGAGTCCAAGCCCTCCTAATTCAGAGTGCTAACGCTACGGTAGTAACAGCTAGTGGAAGTATCCCTACTGCCGTAGAAGTAGCAGATACAGTATTACGACGTTCTACCACTAATATAGAAACTAGCGGAACTGGCGACACGTTAAACATTCGCTCGCTTTATGGATTGATTGCACAAGGAGTTCACAACACACAGGTAAGCGGAAATACTTTAACTGTAACAAAATCGGATGATACTACTGTATTGGGAACCCGTACGGTAACAACAGACGCATCAGCTCAACCGATAACAGGAATTGATAGTGATTAACGGAGGATTCCAAAACTACCTACATTTAATGTATGGCTTGCCAAACGGCTTTATTCAAGCCAAGGCGCAGGTTGATACATCCGATATTCTTGATCGGGGGTTAAAAAAACGACGCAAATTTAAGAGCGAAGAAGATTTACTAGAAGAGTATTTAGCAGCTCAAATTTTAGCTGGAAGAAAAGAGGAAGCGCTTGCAGCAAAAAGAGCAGCAGAAGAGGCGTTAGAACAAAAGAACTTAAAAGCAGAAGAAAAAGCAAAACAAGTAAGATTTTTAATGTTGTTTATGCTAATGGATGATTAAATGAGCCAAAAATACCAACTGTTCCAATATTGCCCAGTTGCACAAAAAGTTGTCCCAATAGCAGAAGTTCAGCGGCGCGTACAATCCAATGCTCGTGACCTGTTTATACAAGACGAGATGGAGCCGACACGCAACCCGCTAAACCCGAAAGAAATCTATACCAGTAAATCAAAGCTACGGGCGGCGTATCGCGCTGCCGGAGCTGTTGAGGTTGGTGATGCTTACGACAAAGGATACATCCCTGATCGTGAATCAGGCGCATCTGAACGTAGGCTAATCAGCGAAATGCGAGGCAAACTAATTGATAGGTATAGAAATGGAAGATAACCAAACCCTAGATACATCCGATACTGAAGTAACCGTAGAGCGTGAAACCAGCCCTCTTTCTATTAGAGAAACTTTAAAACAGCAGTTGAAAGAGGTTGATGATAAGCCAGAAGCTACAGAACCCGCTCAAGATACAGCAGAAGAATCCGATACTCCCGCCGTAGAGTCTAAGCCAATCGTTGAGCAACAAAAGCCACTTCTTGCGCCTCCTGCGGATATGAACGCCGCAGAAAAAGACGCTTTTCTTAATCCAACTCCGGCTAATGCTCATATCTTACAATCCTATTTAAACCGTAGAGCGTACGAGACTCGTTCCGATTATAGCCGTAAAATGCAAGAGGTTGAACAGCTAAAAAAACAAACGGCTGGCCTTTACGATACCATTAAGCAGTACGAAGACGAGTACGCAAAGGATGGTATTTCCATAGCTGATGTGACCAGGCGGGCAGTTGCTTGGGATAAAGCGATGCAAACAGATCCAGTAGCAACCGCCCTGGATTGGCTTGATTCCTATGGGGTCAGACTACAGGACTTGCAAGGCTATCAGCCCCAGCAGCAGCAAGCTCCCCAGTACCTAACTAAAGAGGAAGCAGAGCGTATTGCAGAGGAACGCTACCAGTCCATTCAGTCGGAACAGCAAAAAAAGGCTATTGAGTACTACAATCAACAGGTTGTAAACTCGTTTATGAGTAACAAGCCGTTATTCAGGGATCCAGAAACAGCATCGCAGTTAGAGGCTGAAATGGCTCCAGTTGTTCAGGCTCTTAATGCCACAGGGCGGTATTCCTCCCCTGAACAGGTATTAGAGACTGCATACAATTATGTAGTTAACGGCAATCCGACTTTTTCCGGCCTTGTTCAAAAGATGGCCGCAAAGCCGGTAATCGAACAGCAGCAAGCAGCCGTACAAAAGGCAAAGCAAGCTGCTAAGTCAATATCTGGCTCCGCTGGTAGCGGTTCTCCCAGGATAGTCACAAAAACATTACGGGATAACCTGCAACGTCGCATGGGCGGCGAATAGGCTCTAAAGGCCAGGCGGTTATCCCAAACGTATAAAGGATAACCAAAATGGCAAACTTAGAGGAAGCAATCGTAGCTACCCTGTTTGATCAGTCGGACGCTATTGCGGATGAGGTATTGCACCACAACCCGCTTTTGGCATCGCTGGATGAGCAGGGTCTTATTCGTAAATTCTCCGGTGGATATGAGCTTCGCAAGCCAATCATGTACAATGATGCGGCTGTAGGAGGTTTCTACGCAGGATTTGATTCGTTCGATCTTTCAGCTATCGACGATGCAACGGCATTCCGTTTCGCTATCAAGCAGGTATATGAGCCTGTAGCAATCAGCGGACGTGATCGTCGCGCCAACAGGGACGAGGCTATGCTTCTCGACCTTGCTGAGATGAAGATGAAGGCAGCTATTAGCCGTCTAAAGAATACCGTATCAACCTCGCTTCGTGGCGATGGAACTGGTTCTGGTGGACTTGAGTTCGACGGTATCAAAAAGGCTGTATCCACATCGCCTGGTTCCGGTACATACGGAACAATCGATCGTGGTTCGAATCTTTGGGCGCGTAACCTTGCAGTAAACGTAACCCTTTCGGCTTCAAACGTTCAGGAGCAGATCACTGATGCTATCAGTCAGATCACTCGTGGCGATGAGCAGCCAGATTTGGGGCTTATGGATCGTACGGCTTGGAAGTTCCTTCATAGCTCGCTTACGGCAATTCAGCGCATTCAGCTTCCTGCAAAGAAGGCTGTAGCTGGATTTCGTGTTCTTAGCTACGACGGATGTGACTTTGTATTTGACGGTGGATTCGGTTCAGCAGTTCTTGAGACCAATTCCTGCCGACTTCTCAATACTAAGTACTGGACGTTCGATATGGTTCGTGGTGCAGACTTCAAGCCTCTCGCTCCTGAGATGGCTAGGCCGGTTGACCAGGATGCTTTCTTCACAGTTATTATTGTTGAAGGAAACCTCTGCTGTTCTGCTCCTGCACTTCAAGCTGTAATTTACGCTTAATTAGTGGAGGGATAGAATATGTCAATCACTGGATCATTCGGAGTTAATTACAAAACAACATACAGCCTTAGTGCTACTTCTTCGTACTTGAATCTTCCTGCAAAGGTAACGACCGTAGGAAGCTCACCGGAAGGAGAGTTTGTATTTGTTCAAGCTGACGGTGCTATCGATCAGTATGCTTTCGTGAAAATCGAGGCAGATGGTCAAGCAGCTATGCTTACAACTACAAACGCTGGCTCACAGGGGCTTCTTGTTGGCGTAGCTCAAGTAGCTTTTGCTGATAATGAGTATGGCTGGGTATGGGTTGGTGGGCTTAACGGCGGTGGAGCAGGAAAGGGTATTCGAGGCAAGGTAGCAGCAAGCTACGTTGCTAAAAATAACCTTAACACCACTGCAACTGCTGGCGTAGCTGATGATGCTTCAACAACTAAGATTGCTTATGTTGTTGGCTTGGCAGCTACCACTGGAGCGGCTGCTGTAGAGCTTGCGTCTCTTGGTCATCTCAAAGTGAACTAATTAAATGGGGGGTGTAAAAGCCCCCCGTTTTAAGGAGATTTTATGCCAACAGTTACTAATCTTATTGGTCTTGGTATGCCGCCAGAGCAAGCTGTGGAAGTGTCAAACGGCACTTTTTCAGCAGTTACCAGCACTGCCGTTGTAAATGCTACAGCGGGTGGTGTTCGTACCAAAATGGCAGTCAATAACGTAAACGATACGACCCCTACTAATGCAGAACTTACCACTTCGTTTGGTGCTCCTGCGACCGTAGGAACAGGTTTTGTAGGTATAGTTAAAGATAACGATACTGATACTAACTGCTTTGTAGTGGTATCCAACGGCGTTACTTTCTACTACCTCAAGTTTACTAAGGCGCTGTAATTATAAGGGGGGAGCAATCCCCCCGATTTTTTAAGGTGTTATATGGCATATTATTCAGGTAATACCACCACTACTACCCCAACAATGGCGACAGCAACTAGCGTTACCATCGCTACAGCAAAGCCATTTCGCAACTTTTTAATGATTCAAAACAACTCAGCCGCAAATATAGCTATTAGTTTTAACGGCGCTACTCTTACTGGAATAGCCCCAACTTCGACAAACTTTTGTTATGTTTTGCCAAGTACGGCAGGTTCTAATGTAGTTAGGTTTGATCGTGGTTTTGTACCGGCAGGGGCAATAACGGCATATCAGACAAGTGGGTCTCCCATTAACACTGTTACTGTTATTGAAGGATAGTGCTATAAGTAGATAGGCAATTACGCCTATTTACGGAGATTAGATACATGGCACAGATCGATTGGCAGTCCATAATGTCGGGCAATTCCCAACCGAAAAAGCGCTATTCTGGTGCGAATGTTAAATTCTTTTATTCTTACAATGAGAATAGGGAAAAGACAGCAAAAGAAGGGCGTCCTATATTTGATGAGATTCCTTCTATTAGCATTCAGTGGCCTGGGCAGGACGAGACGGTTAGACGTATTGAGCCGCAAGATATTCATGACTACCCAGAGCTTTATGCTCGTTTTAAGGCTGGCTCTGAGCCTGTAACAGAGGGTACGCCCCTGGCAGAGTGGCCGATGATGTCTGGGTCTGCAATGCGAGAGTTGCAGTACCTTGGCTTTAAAACAGTTGAGCAACTAGCCGCTGCTACTGATGATGTAAAACGCAAACTTGGCCCATTGTCTAAGTTTGTTAAGTTAGCCAAAGATTGGCTAGATGCAGCAAACAGCACGCAGAATGATGTTGCCAAAATGAAGCAGCAGCTTGAAAAAGCCGAAGCTAGGGCAGCAGCATTAGAGCACAAGCTAGAGTTGTTCATGCAGCGAGTAGAGGCCAATGAGGGAATTGACCTTCGTCCTGAAAGGCGAGTAGCAGCGCAAGAAGCTATGGAAGAAGGCTTTGATGGCGATGAAGAGCTTGATGAGCCAGCTAAACGGAGAGGCCGCCCTAGAAAAGTATGAGCATAGCTACGGTTATACAAAATGTTGCTAATGAGGCTGGGTATACTGTTGAGTCGAATATTCTTACGTCTCAAGAGACTACAACAAAGCAGCTTTTAGCCATTGCTAACCGTATCAATAGAGACATTTTTGAAGCCTACCCTTGGCCGAAGTGTTTTGCTTCTGGTGCAATTACTTTGGTCAATGGTCAGGCTACTTATCAATTACCTGCTGCATTTTCCTATTATCACTATGAAACGTTCTGGAATAGCTCAACCCGATGGAGAGTATTGGGGCCAATGACGGAGCAGGAATATGCAGAAATCAGAGGTTTTGGCCTTAATACTACGGTATATCAACGCTTTCAAATCAGAGGTGTTAGCAATAGCGAACTCCTTATCTCTCCGACTCCTGGCACTTCTTATAGTGGCAATATCATTATTTTTGAATATATTGCTGACCGCTCTATCAGACCTAAAACGTGGACAACCTCAACCGTATTTGGAGCAAACACCTATTGCTTCTATAACGGCAATTACTACACGACTACAGCGGGTGGAACGACGGGTGCGACGCCTCCAACGCATACTAGCGGCTCGCAATCGGACGGCGGTGTAACCTGGGTTTATTACGACGGCGCATATAATCAATTTCTTGCCGATACAGATACCAGCATATTCCAAGAAAAGCTGCTTGAGCAGGGAGTGCTAGAGCGGTTTGCTGAAATTCATGGCTTAGATAGCATCAAACCAAGATTTGATGTTGCTCTTAACGAAGAATTTAGTCGCGATCAAAACGGCAAAATTATTTTTGCTGGTGGTCAGGTAAGGGGCAATTTGTTTGCTCGTAACGGGGTAGCTGTATTTGGGACTTGGATATAATGGCTATAGACGAAAGCAAGTTTATACCTGAAGCGCCTCCTTTTGCTAGGAGCAACCCGCAAGCATATTACGCTTGGCTTACCAGTAACGGTTTCCCTCATCGTGCAGCTTACGATCAAACTACTGCTATTTTTGGTGCGCCTAAGAGTCCAGACGAAATTGAAAAAGATAGAGCGCGACAACAGCAGCAAGCAGGATTAGCACAGACTGGAGGTGCTATAGCTGGAAGTATTGGGGCGCAGTATGTAGCAAGCCAGCTTATGGGAAGTGGCGCTGCTGCTACTGGAGGAACCGCTGCTGGTGGTGCAGCTAGTGGAACTGCGGCTGGAACTGCTACTGCTGGAGGAACTACGGCAAGTGGCGCTGGTGCAGCATCAGGGACTGGAGCAGCAAGCGGAAGTTCTACACTTGGTAGTATTGGTGCGTATGCTTTACCAGTTGCAGCAGTTGTAGCCGGTGTTAATAACATGTGGGAAACTGGGATGAAGGATATCGTGCGTGGTCGAGGGGATCGCGCTGATTGGACTAATCAAGCAGTTAATGCTTTACCAGTTTTAGGTGTACCTGGCACAGGTGGAATTATAAATTTAGGGTTACGTCTTGCTGGCAAGCGCTCTGTTGGCGAAATGATAAAAACTGGCAAATCTATGCCACAGCAGTTACGAGATGATTTTCGTGGCGATTTAAAAGAAGCCGGAGTAGCTGATAAAGACTACATGATTAAATTAGCTGATGGGACCAAATTTAACATTGGTCTTGATGGCAAAACAAAATACGAGAATGTAGGCGAAAACGTTGACGGCAAAACAAGTAGAAATGCTTGGGATGTAGACTTTTCAAATCCACTTGCTAAATATGCGACTGATAGAATTGAACCAATGATTCGCAATATTTATGGGGCTGATAATGCCAAAGCTAAGTATTTTCCTGGGCAATATACTGGGATGTTAGTTAATGCTGTAACAAGTAATGCTAAATCAGAAGCTGATGTAATGGCGAATATTAATGCTGTGCTAGGCCAATCTAAATTTGCTAAGGGAACTGGTGCTGATTATAAACCACCGCCGCCACCAAAAGCGCCAAAAGGACAAGTATTGCGCGTATCGCCTGGCATGTATGTAAATGATAAGGGACAGGTAAAGCCAGCTAAGTCAGTAGGTGATGCGTTAAAAACAAATTACAACAAAACCAAGGAGAAAAAGTAATGGCAAGGCGTGGAGCAATGACAAAGAATCCTGTCCTTCGTGGAGAGGCAAGAAAATCGGCACAACGAGCAAATCGGGCCGCAGCAGAAGGCCAGCCAGAGCTTAGTCCTCCTGTTACTGCAAAGCCCAAAGAAACCAAGGGAGAGCGCTTATCGCCTGGTGTTTATCGTGGGTCACAAGGCAATTTGCTAGATCAAAGAGGAAGGCAAATCCAGCGTCAGCCGCAACCTCCTATGCAAACAGCACCGCTACAAAATCTTCCAGGTGTAGTTCCAAGCGCACCTCAA